AAATAGACAATAAGCTTCAATATGAAGTACGTGCAACAATAGACAATGATGATCGTCTGTTGGGGAGATATTCAGATAAAGCGGTAGCACAAGAAGTTATGAATGATTTAATCAGTGATAGCTATTGGAATGATGCAGCTGTGTTCTGTATGCCGGAGGATGAATCAATATGTCAGTAATAGCATTAATCGCATTCGTGCTTGGAGTGTTTTATGGTGTATTTATTATGCTTGCTTCAAAGATTGCAGGAGTAGATGATGACTAAAAAAGAAGAGATTGAACTTGCACTTCTCCTAAGAAAGAGAAGTGATTTGAAAAAGGAAATATCAAGAGTAAAGGATAAACACAAAAGAAATGAATATGCAGAAGTTAATACATACCAACTCTTTGTGCTTGAAGACCGCTTGCGTTGGGTAGAGAAAAAAATAAGTAGAAGGGTGAAACATGATTAATAACGAAAAAATTAAGTATATTGATGGAAAACTGAAAGGTATCAAGTTCTCTGCAAATCGTGCTGTTGAAATTTGGGATAGGCTTCAGGAGATAAGCATTGAACTAAAGGGTACAGTTAGATCGCCTGCAATACGTTCAGAAGAAGAGGCAAAGTATCAACGAGGAACGCATATTTACAAATGCAATCTAATTGAATTGATGAATGAGGAAGAACAATTATCCAGACAATATCAAATTTATGAAACAGAATTAAATGATATTCAAACCTTCCTTAGAAAATTATCTGATAGAGAAATAGAGATTCTGTATCAGCGCTATGAATGCGGAAGGTCATTTGAAACGATAGGGTATATTCTTGGATATGACCATTCGGTAGTACAGAGAAAAATTAAAAATATTCTACGCAAATATTGACTTTGCACAATTGTGCTTGAAAAATTATGCTACTATGCGCGTAGGTGAAGGAAGCACACATGTTTGGGATGTGTGCTTTTTGCATGGGAAGCCATTATAAAAATATGTAACTTGGCATGAAGTTTTCATTATCAATCCTCCTTTCTTTATATCAAATTAATGGTTTCCCTTTCGCCTGCACCGAGGAAATGTATGGCGAAGGAATTTAGCAAAGCTTTTTATAAATCAAGAACATGGCAGAAGACACGACAGTTTATTTGGAAAAGAGATAACGGCCTATGCCAAGACTGTTTGAAAAAAGGGTTGATAACACCAGGCAAAGAAGTGCATCACATTGTAGAACTAACTGAAGAAAACATTATGGATGCATCAATTTCATTTGGTGAAGATAACTTAATAACATTATGCAAGAGTTGTCATGAAGCTAGGCACAATGCGTCTGCTAGATCTAGAAGATACAGTGTCAAAGCTGACGGCTCTGTTGAAATACTCCCCCCTATGCTATGCAAAAATAGAGGGGCATGAAGACCGAGGAGTTGACTCTAAAATTTTGCTCTTACATGTGTATAACCCCCTCCTAATTTAGATTAATTGGGAAAGAAAGGAGATAAAATGGCGAAGAAAAAAGAGATGACTGAGAAATCAGAAATAAGTCGATTAAATAAGATTTATAAATCTCTTCCAAAAAATCAATTTGCAGTTGTTCAGGGATTAATTGTTGAAGCTGCAAGATTGCGTATTAGACTTGAAGAACTTTGGAAGGATATTCAAGAAAATGGCGAAACAGAGCCATTTTGTCAGGGGAAAGATGCTGTTCCGTATGAGCGAGAAAGGCCAGCTTCACGGACATATACGGCAACTAATAAAAGTTATCAAGCCATAATCAAACAGTTAAATGATTTGTGTCCTCCTGACCAAGATAAGAATGAATTAGACGAGTTTATCAAGGCTGCAAATGAATAACTTCATCTTAGAATATTGGCAAGGGATATGTGATGGAAGTATCCTCGTTGGGGCTTGGATTCGACTACTTTATAAACTGATTGTTGAAAGAATTGAAGATGGAACATACGTTTTTAGCCAGAAAAAAGCGAACAATGCGATACGTTTTATCGAAAAATTTTGTCGACATAACAAAGGAAAACTAGCGCCAGGATTTCTTAAATTAGATTTATGGCAGAAGGCATTTATTTCTGTTCTATATGGAATTTTAGATAAAGATGGATATCGACAGTTTCGTGAAATTATTTTAGTTATCGGAAGAAAGCAGGGTAAGACATTACTTGCTGCAGCAATTATTGCGTACGAAGCATATGCTGATGGAGAATTCGGAAGTGAAATCTATTGCGTTGCTCCAAAGTTAGATCAAAGCGATTTGGTTTATTCTGCGTTTAAATTTACAGTTGATAAAACTCCTGTTTTCAGCAATATGACTTATCCGAGAAAATCGGACCTATACATAGAACGTTCTAATACATCTATTAAAAAGATTGCATTTAATGAGAAAAAAGCAGATGGATATAATCCGATGCTAACGGTAATGGATGAAATGTCATCTTGGCCAGCTAATAGAGGTTCTAAACAGTACGAAGTAATGGTATCTGGTACAGGTTCGAGAAACGAACCGATTACGCTATCGATTTCAAGCTCTGGATATGTCAATGATGGACCGTATGATGAGTTAATCAAACGTGGTACGAGTTTCCTTCTTGGAAATTCGCGTGAAAAAAGATTGCTTCCAGTTTTGTACATGATTGATGACATTGACAAGTGGAATGATATTAACGAACTTCGTAAGAGCCTTCCTGGTCTTGGTGTTTCTGTGTCTGTACAATTTATCTTAGATCAAATTGATGTGGCCATGGAGTCGTTGACAAAGAAGGCGGAGTTCATAACTAAATACTGCAATATTAAACAAAACTCATCTCAGGCTTGGTTATCAACAGAAACGATTGATAAAACGATATGTGAAGAGTTAAAACTAGAAGATTTTAGAGGATGCTATTGTGTTGGCGGAATCGACTTGTCGCAGACCACTGACTTGACAGCATGTAATATTGTTATCGAGAAAAAAGGAAAACTTTATGTATTTTCTAAATTCTTCCTGCCTTCAGAAAAGATTGATGAAGCAAGTGCTAGAGATGAATTGCCATATAGAACATATATTCAACGTGGATTGCTATCGGAATCTGGTCAGAACTTTATAGATTATACAGATTGTTTTAACTGGTTTAAAAAGTTAATTGAAGAGTATCAGATTTATCCGCTGAAAGTTGGATATGATAGATATTCATCACAATATTTAGTCAACGAAATGAAACAATATGGATTCCATATGGATGATGTATATCAAGGTGAAAATTTAACGCCAGTTATTAGAGAAGTTGAAGGCTTGATGAAAGATGGAACAATCAAGATAGGCAACAACGATCTACTAAAGATACATTTTCTTGATTCGGCAATTAAAGCTAACACGGAAACAAACCGAGTTAAATTAATCAAATTAGAGCAGCGTGCACATATCGACGGCATGGCTGCTTTTTTAGATGCAATGTGCGTGCGACAAAAATGGAATGAAGAAATTGGCATGCAACTGAAAAATGAATAGGAGGAATAATGGGACTATTTGATATTTTATTTCCAAAGATAAAACAGAAGATCAGAGCTGACAATTATTTTCAAACTTTGTCAGCATATACTCCTACGTTTAGAACGTGGAATGGAGAACTCTATGAGTCTGAATTGGTAAGAACTGCCATTGATGCACGTTCAAGACATATTGCAAAATTAAAACCAATTTTCTATGGCTCTGCGCAAAGTAAATTGGTAACAAGACTAAAACAAAATCCAAATTCAATGCAGACATGGTATCAATTTATTTATCGTTTAAATACAATTTTAGATATGCAAAACACTGCTTTCATTGTTCCTGAATATGATAAAAACCTGCAAAGAATTGGTATGATTACATTCTTGCCAGAACGCTACGAACTTGTAATTGCAGAAAAAGTTCCGTGGATTCGATTTATTTTTGCAAATGGACAAGCGGCCGCAGAAGAATTGTCAAATATTGGGATATTGACAAAATTTCAATACAAGAACGATTATTTCGGAGAATCGAACACAGCACTTAATGCAACAATGAGTTTGATTAATATTCAGAATCAGGGTATTGAAGAAGCTGTTAAGAATGCTAGCACATATCGTTTTATGGCGAATGTTACCAACTTCACTAAAACGGAAGATTTAGCTAAAGAACGTAAGCGATTCACAGAAGAAAATCTATCTGGTGATGGCGGTGGGCTACTACTATTTCCTAATACGTATAGTAACGTTAAGCAGATTACACCAAATGTATACAATTCGAGTTCTGCTGAACGTGAATTAATTCAGAAGAATGTAACATTCTATTACGGAGTCAATGAAAAAATATTAAATAACTCAGCAACAGGCGATGAATTAGACGCCTTTTTTAATGGCGCTATTGAGCCAATGGCAATCCAACTGTCAGAAGTAATAACTAAATGGATGTATACGCCATTTGAACAATCGAACGGTTCTTATTTTGCAGCTGTAGCTAATCGACTTCAATACATGTCGATTGGCGCGAAAGTGTCGATGGCAAAAGAACTTGGTGATCGCGGTGCAATTATGATTGATGAAATAAGAGAACTGTTTAATTGGGGACCATTACCAGATGGCGCAGGAAAACAAGCTCCGATTCGAGGCGAATATTATTTTTCGAATGAAGAAACCAAGGAAGGTGAAGGAAATGAGTAAAACAATTTTAGATAAGATTAGCGAAGGAAGACAAATTCGACGTAATGACATGCGCCCTGAATTTAGAACCGTTGATGGCGATAATGACAAACTGATTGTCGAAGGGCATGCATGCACGTTTAATGAACCATATCTTTTATATAAGTATTCTGATTGTGAAGTATATGAACAAATTGATAGAAATGCATTTTCGGAATGCGATATGTCAGATGTAATTATGCAATTTGATCATGCTGGTAGAGTGTTTGCACGTACAAGAAACAATACATTGGAAGTTCAACCAGATAATGAAGGACTATTTACAAGAGCTGATTTAAGTAAATCATCTGGAGGTCCCGACTTGTATGCAGACATCAAAAATGGTGTAATTGACAGAATGTCGTTTGCATTTACAGTTCTTGAAGATAAGAGAGAAGTAACAGAAGACCATGAAAATGGCATTACTACGGTTCTACGTACCATCACGAAAATTGGAAAACTGTATGATGTATCAGCAGTTTCTATTCCAGCCAATGATGGTACTGATATATCTGCGCGAAATTTTAGCGACGGAGTGATTGCTGAAATTAAAGCGGAGCGACTGAAAACGCAGGAAAAAGAACACAGAAAAGCAAGGCTGAAATTGAAGTTAAAATTGTCGGAAATGGAGGGCTAAAAATGGATATCGACAAAATGAATTTTGATGATGTTGAAAAGCGTATGTCTGAGATTAAAGAAGAATTAGAAAAAGAAGACGCTGACATCGAGGCATTAGAAAAAGAAGTAAATCAATTGGAAGAAAGAAAAAAGCAACTAAAGGAATCTGCTGAAAAGCGTAAGACTCTTATGCAAAAAGTTGCAAATGGAGAGGGTGTAATTGTGGAAAATAGAACAACAGAAACAAACTTAAATGAAGTTGAAAAACGTGCTAATGATTTTGCTGAAACAGGACATATGGAAAAGCGTGCTATTCTAAGCACAGGCAAGATTGCAAAGCCAGCAGCAGCTGGAGGCGTTAATGGATTAGCTGAAGTTGCATCTGATATTGTTGACGATGTTAATGCAATCGAATTAACAGGAAATGGAACATGGGAAGTAGGATATCAAAAGACAAATGCTGCAGCAGCAGATGTTGTTGATGGTTCAGATGTAGCCGGCACTGCTGCCACATTTGATACAGTTAAGATTGCACCAGCTGAATGGGCTGTATTTGATACTGTTTCTAAGCAAGTTAAGAAAATGACACCAGTTAACTACATGAACGCAGTTGATACATCTGCATTATCTGCACTACGTGCAAAGGGTTCCGATAAGATTGTTGCTGCAATTAAGGCATCTGCATTAACAGAGAAGCGTACAGCAGTAGCTTTAGATCAAGATTATCTACGTAATCTAGTATTAGGATTCCGTGCAGTTAAAAATAAGGGTTCAGTTTGCTTATACATCGCACAGGAAGACTTAGCTACACTTGGCAAGGTTCGCGGAACAACAGACAAGAAGGCTGTGTATGAAATTTCATTTGATGCAGATACAACTACTTCTGGAACAATCAAAGAAGGTGGTACAATTACACGATTCCGTATCCTTGATCAGTTAACTAAGGGAACACAATTGTTTGGCCAGCCGATGACAATTGATATGCCTATGTGGGATAACTATGAAATTAGCACTGATGAAGGCGGCGAATTCTTCAAGAAGAACGTTATTGGTGTACGTGGATTGCAGACTGCTAATGCTGATTTAGTTGTATTCCATGGTATGCAGGTAATCACACAGGCGTAATAAAATTAAGGAGCGGTAAAACCGCTCCTTTTCATTTGTAAAAGGAGCGAGAAATGAACTTAGATAAAATTAAATTGAGCCTTAGAATTACCACAGACGCATTCGATGAAGAATTGACCATGCTCGCTAATGCGGCGAAGACAGATTTAAAAGTGGCAGGTATTAAAGCTGGAGTGTTTGAAATGGAGAATTTATCTCCGATAGTGGAACATGCAATCATTACATATGTGCGACTTAATTTCGGCCAGCCAAGTGATTATGATCGATTAAAAGAATCATACGATGAGCAGAAAAAGCAGTTAGGTATGTCAGCAGAATTTACAGAATTTGGAGTATAACATGGATAAGTCAGACGTAATTTATCTTATTACACAAGTACAAACAAAAGATTCATATGGCATATTCGTAACAAATGAATCAAAAAGAAGAGTTTTCTGTTCAGCAGATTCAGTTTCACAAAGTGAATTTTTTAATGCAGGGTTAAATGGTCTAAAGGCACAACGCAAATTCACACTTTTTCGTTTCGATTACAACGATGAAGATGTAATAGAGTTTAAAAATAAACGTTTCACAGTATACAGAACATACGAAATAGATGATGAAATTGAACTCTATGCTGAATTGAGAAAAGGGAATGAGTAATACTATCAAAGTTAGTAACTTTGGAGATACGCTGAATGACCTTTTAACCAGGTATGGAGACGAAGCTAGAAATGCTATCCAAGAAGAAGTAACTGATATTGCAAAGGAAGCATCAAAGAAGTTAAAAAGTGCTGGATCTTTTAATGGCAAAAAGTATCGAAAAGGGTGGACTTCGAAAGTTGACAATAAACGTGTATCCATTAAAGCAGTCGCATACAATAAAAACCACTATCAATTAACACACTTACTTGAGTTTGGTCATGCGAAAAGAAATGGTGGTAGGACAAAGGCTTTTGAGCATATTTCCCCAGTCAATGATTGGGCACAAAGTGAATTGATAAAGCGTATAAAAGAGAGGTTGGGAAAGTGAAGTTTGATGATATAAGAAAAATTATTGAAGAAATACTTGGTGAAGATAAAACTGCATATTATTCGTTTAAAGTTGGGAACTCACCAAAACTTCCATATATCGTATATTACTACCCAACATCATCGAACGAATATGCAGATGATACAATTCATGCAAGCATACAAAATTTGAATATAGAACTTTATACAAAAACAAAGGACTATAGAACACAACAAAAAGTGGAAAAAGCATTGAAGGATGCTTCTTTTCTTTATACAAAAACAGAATCATATATAGATTCTGAACAGATGTTTGAAACACTTTATGAAAGCGAGGTAATTATAAATGAGTAGAGTGCGCTATGGTATTAAAAATGTACATTATGCATTGGCTAAAAATACAGATAATGGAACTTATACATATGATACTCCAAAACCTTTGAAGGGTGCTGTAAGTATAAGTTTATCTGAAGAAACAAATAGTATAAAAGAATATGCCGATAATGGAGTTTGGTATCAGGGTAATTCCTTATCTGGATATACTGGATCAATTGAAGTAGAGGACTTGGAAAAGGCTATTGAAGCTGAATTATTAGGTCATAAGATTGATTCTAAAGGTGGCATGATTGTAAAAGATACAGATGATGCTCCTGAAATTGCTTTATTGTTTGAATTTGCATTAGCAGATGCAAAAGCTACTGCTAAGCGTGGTATCTTGTATCGTTGTAAACTAGCCAAGAAGGAAGAAAAGGGAACAACAAAAGAAGATAAGATTACTATCGAACATACAACATTAGATGTGTCTGCTTCTGCTAGACCGGATGGTCTTGTAAAGTATTCTTGCGAATCAACAGACGCCGAATTATTTGGCAATTGGTTTACTGCAGTTCCGGAGCCTGCACAAGTTGCAGCATAGATACAATGGCGCTCACTTAGTGGGCGCTTTTTTACATATATAAGGAGCAAATTATGAGAAAAAACATTCATATTGATGGAAGAGATGTTCCCTTTACAGCAAGTGCTGCTACGGTAATTTACTACAGAAATCGTTTTAATGAAGATTTAATTAGAGATTTTAAAAAGTTGAGTGATAACGGCGTAGCTCTATCTACAGATGTAATAGAAACCTTTAGCCGTCTTGCATATATTATGGCCAAACAGGCTGATAGCAACATTCCAGATGCAGTTGATGAATGGTTGGATACTTTTAATGTATTTCCAATTGAAGAAATCTTCCCTCAGATTTCTGAATTGTGGGCCCTATCGCTTGGAACAACAGTTGTTCCAAAAAAATAGAACCTCCTACTGACAGAGAATTGACGACAGCTATGTTCTTGTTGAGAGCTAAAGAACTCGGTCTATCAATTCAAGAACTCAGTTCAATAACTGTAGGGATGGTGTTTGACATGTTAATTGAAAGAAACAATGACAACTTTACTTATGATGTACAAGCTACAGTTAGCGATGTGAATAATTTCTAGTCAGGAAGGAGGAAGAAATGGCAGATAAAATAAGAGGTATTACTGTCGAACTTAGTGCCGATACGGCCAAGCTTTCTAAAGGTCTAAAAGATGCGAATTCATCAATTAATTCTACACAGAAAGAATTAAAAGATGTAAATAAGCTGTTAAAGTTTGATCCAAAGAATTCTGATTTATTAAAGCAGAAACAAGATTTATTGAAAACATCTATTGCCAGTGTTAAAGATAAACTTGAACAAGAAAAAAGAATTCTTGAACAGTTGAAATCGGAAGATGGCGGTTCCGGAAAAAATGCAGAAGCAATGCGAGCACTTGAACGTGATATTTCTTCTACGAATAGTGAATTGAAGAAACTTCAAGAACAATACAAAGAGTTTGGCAGTGTTGCACAACAACAAATCGCAAATGCTGGCAAAGCGGTGCAAGAAGCTGGCGGAAAGATCAGTAATGCAGGCGCGTCGCTAACAAAAAATGTAACGGCGCCAATTTTAGCAGTGGGTGCTGCAGCTACAGCATCATTTGAAACGATTGATAAAGGAATGGATATCATTGTTGAAAAGACTGGTGCTACTGGTGACAGCTTAGAAGAAATGCAAAATATCGCAAAATCTGTATATGGGCAGATGCCTTCATCAATTGAGGATGTAGGTAGTGCTGTCGGTGAAGTCAATACGAGATTCATGTATACAGGTGACTTATTAGAAGAAACAGCGATTCAATTTCTTAAATTTGCAGAAATAAACAAGTTAGATGTAAGTAGTTCGATTGACAGCGTTCAAAAAGCCATGGATGCATGGTCAATTGGCGCGGATGGTTTGAATAATGTTTTAGATGTTCTTAACTGGGAAGGCCAGCGTACAGGTGTTTCCATCGAAACACTAACGAGTGGTTTAGTTAATAATGCACCATTGTTCAAAGAATTGAATATGTCTGTTGATCAAGCGGCAGACTTACTAGCGACATTTGAAGTTAGCGGATTCGATAGCTCCACAATGCTAAATGGTCTATCTAAAGCAATGAAGAATGGGGCTAATGACGGATTATCATTACAAGAGTCACTTGATAAAGTACAGGAGCAGATGCTTAACGCTTCAACAGATGCTGAAGGGCTTAAAATTGCATATGATTTATTTGGAAAAAGTGGTGATAAAGTCTATCAGGCAGTCAAAGATGGAATCATTGATTTTAACGATTTAGCGTATTCTGTTGAAGGTGCTGATGGTGTCCTTAATAATGTTGCTACAACATTTGAAAATACGCAGGACCCATCTGATAAGATGGCACAGAAAATGCATCAAGTACAAACAGCATTTGCTGAAGTTGGAGAGAAGTTGGAAGAAAGCATTCTACCGCTTGCCGAAAATCTTGCTGATGCAATTGTTGCAATCTTAGATGCTTGGAATAACTTAGATCCAGGTGTGCAGGCAATGATTATAACGTTTGTAGGATTACTTGCTGCACTTGGACCAGTTCTATCCATCATTGGAACAATCGTAACGATAACAGGTGTTCTAGGAGTTTCGTTTGCGGCATTGGCAGCACCAATCGGTATTGCAATGGTTGCTTTAGCTGTGCTAATTGGAGTTATTGTAGCTGTTGTAACTCATTTTGATGAGATTAAAGCTACTGCATTACATGTCTTTGACGCAATTGGTGGGTTTGTAAAGAACACTTGGGAAACCATTACTTCTATCTTTGGCGGTATTAGTGATTGGTTTGGCAATATCTTCAATGGTATTAAAGATTCAGCATCAAATATTTGGAGCGGTATTACATCCGTTTTCTCAAATGCAATTGATTTCATAAAAGGGCTATTCAATTTTGAATTTAAGTGGCCACACATCCCGTTACCACATTTTAGCTTTAGCGGAAGTATCAATCCGTTGGACTGGCTGAAAGATGGCTTACCAAAGATTGGGGTTGAGTGGTATTCAAAGGCGATGAATAGACCAATTATGATGACTGGTCCAACTATTTTTGGGATGAACGGAAATAGTTTACTTGGTGGAGGTGAAGCCGGAAATGAGGTTATTATGTCAGAAGAATACATGAAGAAATTAGCTGGTGGAAACACTTATAATTTTAATCAGATTAATAATAGCCCTAAGGCTTTGACTAGATTAGAAATCTATCGTCAAACAAGAAATCAATTCGCACAATTAAAGGCGGTGATTACATAGTGATTAGGAAAGTTACGGTAGAGAGAATAGATGGAAAGGGAAGTGTTTTAACGCTTCCCTTTAATCAAAGCCAAGTTTATAGATATATTTTGAAAAATATAAGTGGATTAGGTCCAGTTAAAGCAGAGTTAAATACTTCTGCTATCGCTACAAAAGATGGAGTGCTATATAATTCACAACGAATTGATTCAAGAAATTTAGTTTTTGATATTCTTTTAAAAAAAGAAAATGGAATAACTATTGAAAGCTCTCGACAAGCGTTGTACGAATATTTTCCTAGAAATGTTATTTTAAAGTTTACTTTCTTTACAGATAACGTAACTGTGTACTGTTCTGGGTTTGTTGAGAGCAATGAAGCTACTATGTTTGACGAATCATCTACGCAATCAATTAGCGTTATTTGCCCAGACCCTTATTTTTATGACGTTGAAACAAAAACACTATCATTAAACGGAATTGTTAAAACTTTTGAATTCCCATTTGAAAATCAGCAAAACAATCGCTCTATTGAATTTGGTGTAATTATAAAAAATAGCACCGGAAACATTTTCTACACAGGTTCACAACCAGTTGGAGTAGAGATTGTGATCAAGTTTAATGGTGATGTTTCAGGCTTACAAATATATAATGCAAATTCGCGTGAAAAAATCGAATTTAATAATGTTCAATTTCACAACAAACAGGAATTGAGAATTAATTCAAAACGTGGCGAGAAGTCAATCGTACTTGCTGATGCAGGCACTGAAACAAATCTATTAAATCGTCTTACAAATGATAGTCAATTCATTCATTTGCAATATGGCGATAACGTATTCGCTTACAAAGCAATACTTGGAAGTGAACATGTTTCGATGATTGTTACAAACAAGGTTATCAAAGAGGGAATATGATTATTTATTTACTTAATAAGAATTTTGAAAAGGTAAGAGTAATTGATGACTACATTTCGCTTATATGGACGGACAGATACAATGAAGCTGGAGACTTTGAACTATATTTAGAAGCAACTTTACCTAATGTTTCTGCTTATCAAATTGGCATGTATCTTTCAAACACAGAGAGCGAACATATGATGTTGATTGAAACAATTGAAATAAAATCCGACTTGGAAGATGGCTCAAAGTTAATCGTGAGTGGGCGCTCGTTAGAAAGTTTGTTGACCAGACGTATAGTTTGGAATCAAACAGTATTTGCAAACAAAAGCATGCAATATATTATTCACCAAGTAATCAATGATGCGATTATTTCTCCTTCTAATCCATCGAGAAGAATCGAAAACTTCTTTTTCGATGATTTGAACGATGAACAAATTAATTTGATTAAGTTGGATAAACAATATACAGGCGATGATATTTATTCAATTGTATGTGATTTATGCGCTCAATATGGAATAGGGTTCAAACTCATTCGCACAAACAATCAATTTCATTTTGGATTATTCAAAGGGAATGATCATACACAGGATGGGAATTCCTTCGTCGCATTTTCACCCAAGTTTGACAACTTAATTAGTTCAAATGTCATTACTTCCGTAAATGGTTCTGCGAATGTTGCATGTATTGCTGGTGAAGGCGAAGGGAGCAATAGAAAATTATCAAGCACAGATGATACTGTTGCTGGCTTAGATAGAGTAGAACTGTTTGTTGATGCGCGTGATATTTCATCAAAAACAGAAAATGATATAACTCTAACGGATGAGCAGTATCAATCACTTTTGAAAGATAAAGGAGAAGCAGAATTGAATTCACATTCAGTTCAAACGACAATTGAAAGCGAAGTTGATTACAATGGGATTTTCAAATTTAAAAAAGACTTTGATGTTGGCGATATTGTAATTGTATCGAATGAATTTGGGTTTATTGAAAAACTACGAATAACAGAAATGGTTGTTAGTAACTCAGTTAACGGTCTAACATTTGTTCCAACATTTAAAGCAATCTAATAGACCAGGAGGTAGAAATGGCAGTTAAAAGTGGATTCTTTAACTCTATGAATCATGACCGTATGTATGATGCGGATGATTTTAATTCGATATTTGATGGAATCATTACGGATGGAGTATTTGGCAATATTGGCAATCGGTTTCAGGTAACACAGACTGGTGGTATGACCGTAAACATCGGAACAGGGAAGGCACGATTGCACCAAATATTTGTTGAGAATGATGCGAATCTTTTATTAACGATTCCACAATCCGACGTATTGCTAAATCGAATAGATTCTATTGTTGTCCATGTTGATAAAACAGTAAATGGAAGAGTTGGCAATATCATTGTCAAGAAAGGAGTTCCGTCTCAAAACCCTGTAACACCATCGCTTGAAAATGATGGGCAAATTTATGAAATGCCAATTGCAAATATCAAAGTGAACGCAAATGTAAGCAAAATCACTGCAAGCGATATACAATATATGGTTGGCCGAAACACAACACCTTTGATTACTGCGCCCATGCAAACAATCAACGTAGATTTATATGTAAAAAATATGGAAAATCAGTTTAAAGACTGGTTTGCAGAAATGAAAGAAAAACTGTCACAAGATGCCGCAGGAAATTTGCAAAATCAAATTACCGCAATTAAGAACGAGCAATCACAACTCTTGCAAAGAGTTTATCCGATTGGCTCGTTTTATATTTCTGAAGCGACAGTGAGTCCAGCCACATTATTCGGTTTTGGCAGATGGGAGAAGATTGAAGATAGATTCTTGATCGGTGCTAGCAGAAATATGCCCATCAAATCATCAGGTGGCAATAAAACGCATAGTCACGGAAATAGAGATGGTCGCAATGGAAACTTGGCTGCAGCTATTGGTGCAACCAACAATCAACCGAATACAATCGGATATAAAGCTGCAAATGACACGAATATTGGAGCAGTCGGTGGTGCAACATATGTTGTTGCTGGTACTAGCATAGGTTTTGGCAGTTGGAACCACTTTACGCAGGTTGTTGGTCAAACTGCAGAGGATAGCACACTGCCTCCTTACTACGCAGTTAACATTTGGCGAAGAGCTGCGTAAAACGAAAAGGAGGTAAAGCGATGGATATTAAACTAAATGACGGCAAGACGTTTGAGGTCTTGTCATATCAGAAAAACAGTTTCGAAATGACGATTCCGTTCAATAAGATTTATGATACGGCGGTTTTGATGAACCAAAACAATGTTTCAAATGCAAAAATTATAGATTCTAGCACTGGGAAAGAAACTATCCTTTATCAATTCAAAGAAGTAATGCCTTTGGGGTTTGAAACTAAGATAGTTGATGAATTAAATGTCACTATAAGATTTGAATTTGAAGAAATTTCGGAAACTGAACTGGAATTAGCGAAACAGAAAGCAGAATCAGAAGCAGTAGCACATTTTATCGCATTGGGTTTGCAAAATGCTGAAATTAAAGACGTAATCAAGTGGTCGAAGTTCTTAGATGATTGGAATGCTTATAAATTTCCTTATAAAAAGGGAGAACGCTTCAAATACAAAGGCAATCCGTATGAGGTTGTTGAGGATGTAATATCGAGTGAAAACAACACTCCAGATAAAGACAGCAAACATTACAAATTGCTGAAAGAGCAAGAAAACAGTCAAGATAAACCGAAAGTCGAAATCAAGCCGTGGAATGATAAAACAACCTATTCTAAGGGTGATTTAGCAATTGCTAGAGGAATCGTGTTTGTTTCAACCATTGACGGTAACAAGGGTAATGAACCAGGCTTCGGCAGTGCTTGGGACTATTACAAAGAAAATTAAATATTTGCTATTAAGGCACTCGAAAGGGTGCCTTTTTAGATAGAAAGAAAGAGGAAAAAGAAAATGATTGAGAATGCAAAAGAATTAGCAGCAAAGGCAATGTCAGAAGTAAATCTTGTTGAGGTTAAGCCTGAAGATTGCTATATCGTATGGTTCGCTAAAACATTGCAAAATTGGAAAGCACTTGTTAGCACTAACGTTTTAAATTCGTCTGCAAATGGGCAAGCAGATTATTGCGAGGTGACTCACAACGGTGACAAGAACGAAACCTATGTTGATGTTTATTGCAAAGCAAAGAATATCTGCTATGCAGATGAAAAATAGAAAGGAGAATAAACAAATGGGAAGAATTTATAACGTGCCTGATGTTTCAGAACATCAACCAAATTTTGACTTTACACCATATGCTGGTGGATATGCAATTCTGCGCGCTGGTGTAGCAAGTCGAGAAGATTATTCATTCCGCAGACACGTCGCGGAGTGTCAAAGATTAGGAATTACAATCGGCGTGTACTTTTACTCTTACGCACTTAATGTTGCACAGGCAATTGAAGAAGCACAGCGCTTCTTATCCATTATTAGCGGCGTTGATATTGGGCTTGGCGTATGGCTAGACATGGAAGATGCAGACCACTACAAAGTGAATAATGGAGTCGCTATCACGCATGACAACATTGCGTCTATGTCGCGTGCATTCTGCGACGTTGTTGCAGCTGCCGGATACTATACAGGAATTTACACATCACTTTCTTGGCTTGGTTATTTAGCACCGGAATGTGATCCATATGACAAGTGGGTAGCGGCTTGGGGAAACAACGACGGAAGCCACACGGTTGATACTTCAGCATACGGAACAATTCAGCAATACACTTCTAACGGTGGTACATTGGACGAAAATGTTATCTTTGTTGACCCATCAATCTATCGCATTAGCGCATCCGCAGATAGACCAACTGATTATGTTTCATCACCTGCACAATCCCCTGCAGCAACATCATCCAACGTTTATGTGGCTCAATATGGTGATACTTTATCAGGGATTGCAGCTAGATTTGGAACGACTTACCAACACCTAGCAGAAATCAATGGTATTGCAGATCCAAACAAGATTTACGCTGGGCAAGAAATCGTTATCGAGGGTGAACCTGTTGCTAATACAAGCGGCGAAGAATATTACACAATACAAGACGGTGACACGCTATCAGGAATTGGAGCGGAACATGGTGTTTCTTGGCAATGGCTTGCTGAAGTTAATGGTATTGCTAATCCGGATCTGATTTATCCAGGCAAAACAATTCGTGTTAGATAGGCGGGGACAAAATGCCAAATTTAGATTTTGAAATGTTTCTTGCGTTCATCATGTGGTCGTGTGGGTTGATCATTACTGTTGGCGGTGCTGTGGCAATTTTAGAAAAATGGTCATTAAAGTTTAAAAAACCCGAAGATGAACAGAACGCAAGATTAGCAGACCACGACAAAAGAATATCGAAACTAGAAGCTGACATTGAAGATATGTCAGAACAACTTACAGACCTAAAAGAAATGAGCCGACTATTACTGGCTCAGGTAGCCGCCCTCGCAAACGGTGACGCGGATGCGATTAGATCTGCAAGTGATGCAATCGTTAGTTATTTAAGACATAAAATATAGACCAGGAGGAAAGAACATGCTTATTAAAAACAACAAGACTTATGACGTATTAAAGGAAATTGCTCTAACTGTATTACCGGCTTTGTCGGTGTTATATTTAGCACTTGCCGGTTTGTGGAACTTGCCTTATCCACAGCAAGTAAGTGGTACAATCATGGCAGTCGATACTTTCTTAGGTGCGTTGTTACATGTATCGACCAAACAGTATAATGAAGCAAAAGCCGAAGAAGATTTGAAGTAATTGAAAGCCTACTCTCATTGCGAGGGTAGGCTATTTTTTATACAAAAAATAAAATATT